AGAAGACAACAATTTAATTATCAGAAGGAAGTGTTAAACGAATACTTAACGAACCCACAAAGAATTCCAGCTAATAAAATTGGAGAATAAAGATGTCTGAAAATAAACAAGCAACAGGAATAGTACCTAAAGCATATTATTATGACAAACAATTGAGAAAATATATTCTCCAATTTATGGCTATATTTTCAGGACTTCAAGTCAGTGTAGGAAGAAGAAAGACAGACGATGTTGTTATTAATCGAGATTGCGAGGGAAATGAAACAACGGAACCAGTAGTATTAGAAGAAGCATTAATCAGTGTTCCTATTCACTATGGCGGCAAAGATCGAGTCGTTGCAGCAATCCTTGCTGAAAATACACAAAATAAACCATTACGATTACCTTTAATGAGCGCCTATGCAAGAGGCATCGATTTTAACGCACAGTTTGCAACAGGTTTGCAAACGTCCAGACGTCAAAGTTATCTCCCTACGGGCGGTATAATACCAGATGATATTGAAGTTGTACGACAACTAAAACCTGTTCCTTATAAATTAACGATGGAGTTGGCTGTTTATGCAAGTAACACGGACCAACATTTTCAAATTATGGAGCAGATTTTAATGTTGTTTGATCCACAAATGCAAATACAAACAACGGACGCGTTATTTGATTGGACAAAAATTACTCACGTAAAACTTGAAAGTGTTAATTTTGATCAAAACTATCCTTCTGGTACAGATCCTCGAATCATACAATCTACCTTAACATTTTCGATGCCTGTTTGGTTATCAGCGCCCGCAGACGTTCGTAAGGAATTTGTTGAAAAAATATATGCACGAATAGGAGCCGTCAGCGATCTTTCTTCTTCTGAACAAATAATAGCAGAACTTGATGCTCAGGAAATTGAATATAGTTTGTTGTGGGATGTGAATAATTTAACTATAAAATAAAAACACCGTTTTTAGATACAGAAACATAAATATTACAAATGGTAATGAGGTTTTTAAGGAGATTTAAATGGCAAATTTAGTTAGCCCAGGTATCAGCGTAACAGTTACTGACGAATCATTTTTTATTCCCGCAGCTGGTAGAACTGTTCCTTTGTTTTTTATTGCTACCGCTGCTGAAAAAACACAACCGAACAATCTTGCAGCTCTCGGAACATATGAACACGATGTCATTCGTACTGTAACATCTTTAACGCAAAGCATACAACTCTATGGTATTCCACGTTTCTTGCAAGACAGTCAAGGTCGCCAGCATCACGGCGATGCACGCAACGAGTATGGCTTGTTTGCCTTGAATTCATATCTTGGCGTTGGAAACTTGGCTTATGTTATTCGTGCAAATGTCAATTTAAACGATAACCTTGACGACATTCGCACAATGTGGAACAACAAAGCGCAAGAAGCTTCCTTTGTTCTTGAAAACTTAGTAGCACAGTATATTGAAGAATATAACATTGCAAATGGTTATGTTCCTTTAGACCCATTATATAAAGAAACTGTCACCGGTCCAGAGTTACTCTCATTAACACAACAAGCGACAGCATTTATTTGGGACATGTCTACATTTAAAAACGTTGAAAATGATTTCTTTGATGATCACACAGCTACTCCTTATGATGTTTATGCTAATGGTTATGACCAACCATCAACAGGAACATTCATTGGTTATCAAGGTAATATCGATGACTGGATTGCTAATTTGAGTGGTAGCACATCAGGCAAAGAAGACCAATGGACGCCAACAGAAGCTGCTAATTTCTTGTTAGCAAACACAGATCAACTCCAATTTACAGTAGAGTTCCGCAATCAAACTTCTCTTGGTGCTAACAATGCAGCGAGAAGAGCCGCAATAGTTACAGCTCTACAAGCCTCAATTAACAACAATACAGATATTCGTGGTGAAGCTTTTGAATATAACTTAATTTTATGTCCAGGTTTCCCAGAAGTTGTCGATGAAATGTTGAACCTTTGTGTCGATATTCAAGAAGAAGCGTTTGTAATCGGTGATGTTCCATTTACACAAGATCCTGATCAGGTTGTTTCGTGGGCTGCAACGCCAAATAGAATTACATCACGAAACGTTGCTTATTATTATCCACACGGTTTTGGTTCAAATCTTGATGGTGTAAACGTCGTCGTTCCTGCATCAGCAATTGCAGTTAGAACGATAGCTTATAGTGATAACGTTTCCGAGCTTTGGTTTGCACCAGCAGGTACACGTCGTGGTGTCGTTTCAGGTGTATCACTAGTAGGATATGTTACTGGAACTCTTGGAACACCAACAACATTTGTTGACGTTGCTCTAAATCAAGGACAGAGAGAAAATCTCTACAAATATTTTACAAACATTAATCCAATTGTATTCTTTCCAACGCGCGGCTTGATTGTTTTTGGTCAAAAGACTTCAGCACCTGACGCTAGTGCGCTTGACCGTATTAATGTAATGCGTCTTGTAATGTACATTAAGAGACAACTTCGTAAGAATACGTTGAGTTTCGTGTTTGAACCAAACGATCAGTTAACGCGTGATAGTTTAAAGGCTGTCGTTGATAATTTCTTAGGTGATCTTGTTGTTAAGCGTGCTTTATATGACTTTGCAACAGTTTGTGACGAGTCAAACAACACGCCCGACAGAATCGACAAAAATGAAATGTATATCGATATAGCTCTGAAGCCAGTAAAAGCTGCAGAATTTATCTACATACCAATCCGTATCGTTGCTACAAACGCCGAAATTTAATTTTTAATTTAAAGTTAATGTTATTTTAATACACCCTCTTCGGAGGGTGTTTCTTTTTGCCATATCCACCGTATATTACCACAATCCCAAATTCTATCATATCCATTATTTTTCATATTTTCCCACTCAGATAATGCCGGATCGTATATTTCTAATAATTTTTTTAATTTATGTTTTTGAAATTGAATTCGTGAAAATGTTATATTTGTGTTTTGAGTGTGAAAATATATATAGTTTGGTGGTGTATATCGGTCTATTTTAAAACCAAGATGTTCATAGAAATTAGTAATACCCCATTTGTTTTCTGAATATGTTACAATTGATTTTATGTTTTTGAGTTGTGTTGTTGCAAATGTAAAAAGTTTAGATGCACCACCCACAACGTTGTGATCTCTTTCAACAGCATAACGTGTTAGTTCATATTGTACATTTTTATCATAACGTGATACAGAAAAACTCATGCACGCAACAACTTTTCCACTGTAAACCAAACCATAATTGTATTTTGAAGGTACATATCCTTGTGTATGATTTTTTTCATAAAAAGTTTTTATATCTTTTGTTTGTAAGGACACAACTTCACATTTTCGCGCATAAATGTTGTTTATATTTTTTGTTTTATTTGTTTTATGTAACAAACGAGACAATATCAATTCTTTATTTTTAATCCAGTCATATTCGAATATATGAATCAATGTTATACCTTGTTTATGACAAAGTGTGGTTTTGTTTAGATGGTAATATCTATTTTTTCCTTTTGTTTCACTGTGCCAAAATGTTCCGTTGAATTCTATTGCTATTTTATGGTCGGGAAGATATAGATCAACATGATACGGTGAAATAATTTTTTTATTTTCTTCAAACGTTATATCATTGTTTTTGAGAAAATTACATATTTCTTTTTGGGGTTCGGAAGTAAAGGATTGTCGTTTTGTTTTTAATTGTTTTTTTGATAGCAAAGAAGAAATGCGTGGCTGTGTAATGCCCAGCACTTCACCAAGCTCTTTTTGTGAAAGTCCTTGCTCGATCAGCTCTTCGACCAAAACATTGTTTGCATTTTTGTTTCGTGTTCTGAAATTACTTTTACTGATTTTTTCTTTTATATCTTGCGATTTTGATGGGTTATCAACGCCATATTTTTCTAACCAACGTTGTTGAATATTTTGTTTTATTTTAGAATTATTCATAGCACATTTAACACCATAACGTTCAACGTTTGTTTTTTGGATTTGGACGTTGATATCATTATCTTGTCTTGCACATTTTGAACAACAATATGTGTTATATGTGCTTTTTTCTTTTCTCCAAGTAACATGATTGTTATTACATATTTTACATTTAGGTACATAAAATATGTTATTTTCAACATGCCATATTCTTGTAACAATGTGAGCATTTGCGGGAAGAAAAGCAGTGGCTTCGAGTAAATTACTATAACCTTCGTGATATTTTAACGAACTTTTCTTTTTCATTTTTTTGCTTTGTTCTATCAACATCTGAAGTTTTTTATCCATTTTAAGCCTTTGTAGCATAAATACTTTTAAAGAATTATTTTGTTTATATTATACGGGGAGTATTTATACTATGGCAACAATCAATGATTTCGGCATTCCAGGTGTAGGAACAGGTATTCTACACCCAAAACATAAAAATCGCTGGAGAGTAACGTTTGCTAACATGGGCGGTGGTCTTGATTCGCAACCAGTATCTATGCAAGCAATAACTATTCAACGCCCCAAATTGACTTTTGCTGATATCCCTTTGCATCGTTATAACTCTATAGCATACGTTGCTGGTAAACATAGTTGGGATCCAATTTCGTTAGTCGTTCAAGATGATCAGACAGGAACAGCATCAACAGTTATTCAACAACAGTTACAAGCTCAACAGTGGTTAATCGGAGCTGAAGGTCAATGGCTTGCTGCAGCCGGCGAAGGCAGTTTATATAAGTTTGTAACATATTTAGATCAACTAGATGGTAACGATCAAGTAATCGAAAAGTGGACAATTGAAGGTTGTTATTTAGCCAATGTCAACTGGGACGATCTTGATTATTCGACGGGTGATCCTGTTCAAATCAGTTTAACAATTAGATATGATCATGCTCGTCAAGTACTTGGTGGTTATGATCAAGGCCAAGGCGTTGCAACAGGTGGTGCAGGTCGTACATAATTGTACATTAAAAATTCAAGGAAATCTGATACTCTTTAGACGTCAGGATCAATTGAATAAATACAAAAGTAGGGAACACAGCCCAGGAAGTTAGTTGTTTTTACGACAACTAACAGTTCACTATATTTCCTGAGAAGAAACTATGGCAAATGATCCACGTTTTAATGTAAAACCATGTCCTCCAACAGTAGGCGGGAGGTCTGTTGCAGAAAATGTCGCTTCTACAGCGTCCCGTGCTAATTTTTTTAGAGGCATTCAAAAAGCTGGAAATCTCGAAGTTTTAAATGACATAGGTGCTAATAACATTGGTAGAGGATTACGAACAATAGCAAGCGTTTCTAATTCTATTAGAACGGGATGTGGTGCTTTGCCGTCCTCAATAGGAAATTCTGTACAAGCAGGAACAAACTGGGTGTTAGAACAGGTAGGTATGAACGCTACAGTAGCCGAATCTGTTAGAGCATTCAATCCACAGGTTGCAAATCAGGCGCTTGGTCAAGCGAGACAAATATTTGAAAAAACACAACAAGGAAATTTTAAAATAGAAGATATACCGTTTGTTTTTCAAGATTTGCAAAATCTTGAAAGACTGGGTCGAGGAATTTTTACACCCTCGTCGTGGCTTGAAAGAAATAAAGCAACAGCAGTTTGTGAAGCATCGCCATATGCAATCGATCTTGTACGTCAGCACCCCAAGTTTAAGTTTTTGTTTGTTGTTGAATTTGGTTTTTATCCTGAGTTTGATTCTCTCAAACAAGTACAATTTCCGTTTTTAATCAAAAAAACAACACGACCTTCTATAAAATATGAAATGGAAGATGTAAATTATTATAATTATCGAACTAAACTAATTACAAAAACCACATTTGATGAAATGCAAATGTCATTTCACGATGACGGACGAAACGAAACAATGGATTTTATTACAGCATACTTAAGAGCACTAACACCAATAGCAAACAAGTTCTCGAATGTAATAAACAACGGAAGTTTTAATTCTTCTGAATATATGTACGATGGTATATATCCAGGATATTCTGGGAATGCTGATTCCACATATGGACCAAACATTCAAACAACAATCGACGAAGCAGGACAACCCTTAAATGTAACAACTAATGATATACAACAAGGAAAAAATTTTCAAATACCTATTCAAAATTATTCCTCAACAAGAGGCTTGACAGGTAATTCAATTGGCGTTTTACAATATATTAATCTTTATCATTTTTATGATTGGGGTAGAAAACTGAATAGTTATTCTTTTATCAATCCAAGAATTTCAAATATAAGCATGGATG